AGGGACGAAGCGTGTAAAACAAGTGGCTACTACCGGTGAGAACCGAGTGCAACTACACCGCCGGCGTCTCCGCCCACGGGTCGGGCTCCCACAAGGGATGAATCTCGATCGCGGTCTGTCCGCTGCCCTCGACGCCCTTACGTCCGGCAGACCCCCGAGTGACCACGACTCGGCGTATTAGGGAGCGGAAGATTCGGTTCGTCTCAGCGGCCTCGAACGTGTCCCACTCGTCGAGCAGGCCGACGGCGAGGGGAATCAGTTCGGCGCGCTGCGGCATGGCCTCGACCTGTGCCGCCTCTTCAAGGGCTTCGGTAACGGTCTTCTTATCCTTCAAGATCCGTTCCCGCGCGGCCTCGAAAACGCCCTCGGGGTACGCCTCGGGATTCGTGGCGCGGTCTACGGCGAGGTTGGTAAGGGCGTTCGTAAGCCGTGTCTGTTCGGCTTGCAGGCGTTCCCGCTGTCGACCGGCGGCGGCGCGTTCGTCGCGGGGTTGTGGGATGGGCGTGGGCGGTTCAGCGTCGATGTCTGCGGCGGCCTCACGGGCGAGCCACGTCCGTACTTCGTCCTCGACGATGGAGCGCTGTACCCATACCGGGTTGTCACAGAGGCCGCTTCGGCTCTGCCCGCAGGCGAGGGCATAGCCAAGGATGCGGCCGGCGGCACGCCTGGCTGAGGTATTGGCGGCGCCCTGTCGGCAGCCTCCGCACCGTGCAAGGCCGGTCAGGGGGTAGAGCGGGTTGCGGGCCCGCGGCGCGATGCTGCGTCGTTCGGCGCTGTGGGCCTCGTACCTCTCCCACGTCTCCGGGTCGATGATCGCCTCGTGCGCCCCGTCTATGTGTATCCATCGCGTGCAGTTGCCGCCGTTGGCTGTGTAGTCGCAATGGCAGTCAGGGTGATGGACGCGGAGCAGGCCCGCGGGGAATCCGGCCTTCATGTATCGGCGCACGCTGTCGTCCCGCCATGGGTTTCCGTCGCTTGTGCGGTAGCCGAGGCTGTTGAGCCACGCGGCGAGGCTTCCGTATCCGTCGGGTGCCGGTTGTCCGATACCGAGTTTGCGACTCCACAGGGTTTCGATGTCCACGCGCGACGACTCGTCGACCTCGTACCGCTCATCTTGGGTGATCCACTCGCCGAGTTTTGTGGGGTGGGGGATGCGGCGGGGGTACCAGATGTACCCGAGGCGTTTGCCGCCGGTGGCCGGTAGGCCGTGGGCGCGGCGCCACTGGTGGGTTTCCTTCCACTGCTCGCCGGCGCGGTCGGATTCGAATACGGCGAGGTCGAACAGGATGCGCCGGTTGAAGCGTCCGACGGCTGTGCGCACGTCGATGTCTTCCGTGGCGGAAGCGAGTTGCCCGCCGGCGTGTTCGAGGCGGGCAAGGTTGACGGCGATGCCGAGATCGTTGCGGCCGAAGCGGCTGAACTTCCATACGGCGATGCCGCGGGCTTCACCCTTCTCGACGCGTTGGATGCCGCCCATGATCTTGCGTTTGAAGTTTCGGCCGGTCGCGTCAAGGTCGATGATCATTGGTTCGAGCAGGCGTCGACCGGTCCGCCTGGCCCATGCTCGTAAGGCGGTTTCCTGTAGTTCGGGGCTGATCTTCTCCTCTCGCCATGTTGAAACGCGGATGTACCCGAGCCAGGGTTCGCCGTCGTCCGGCTCCGCCTGGAACGTGGGTGGTAAGTGCAGAGTGCTCACTGTGCCTTCCGTTCGGGTCGGTCTGTGTGGTGCGGGCGCAGTGTGATCACGTTGCCCGCGACCCGCTCGTCGTGGTCGGCGCGGTTGCCACCGCGGGGCGAGGGGACGTCGAGCAGGCCGCGCGCGACGTGGTCGAGGGCGCGGACGTAGCCGGCGCGGTCGGCGTCGGCGAGTTGGTCGGCCGAGACGCGCTGAGACTTGTAAACGGTGCGGACGACGAGCAGGGGTACTGCGGCGAGCACTAAGAACAGCCCTGCTTGCCAGAGGTAGTCGTTGCTTTTGAGTAGTCCAATGACGCCGGTGGACAGCCCCACCATGAGTAGGGAGATTGCGAAAACGGGCATGTACCGGTGCGTCACTGCTCTGCCTCCGTGCGGTTAGTTCTCGGCGACGTTTCCACCGCCGTTCTCGGCGCGTTGCTTGCGCAGGGTCTCGGTCATGGACACGAACAGCTCGACTTTCTGAGGGTCAGTGATCCCCAGTTCTTCGGCTGCTGCCTCCGGTGTCAGTGGTTCGGTGCGCGGACCCTGTTGGCGGATCGCTTGCAGTACGTCGCGGGTGAGGATGCCCGCGGCGACTAGCACCTCGGCCAAGGGCAGGCCGAGCGTGCTGGCGATGGCTTCGAGGACGCGAGATTCTGGCGCCCCTTGGCCTCGCAGCATGCGGCTGACGGACGCTTGCGCGATGCCTGAATCTCGTGCGAAGCGGGTTTGCCCGCCGCCCCTAGGTCGCAGGTCATAGCCGGCGCGTTCTAGCTGCTCTTTCAGCCAGGCGGCGAATTCTTCGGGCGTCGCCCGGTCGTTCCCTGGTTGGTTCGTTCGTTCCATGGATGGAACATAGCGCGCGTGAAGCGCCGCGGCCACGCGATCGATTGAAGCGGTCCGGAACACACGTGTTTGCCACGGTTCACCCCCCTGAGCTGTGGCAACGCGTTCGAACAGGTGACCGATTCTTGTCCGGCATATGCCGCGTGTCAACGCGCTTTGGAAGATCCGTCTCCGCATACATATGCCGCACCGAAGGCCCGTCCATCGTGTTAGCGTTCCATCCATGGATGGAACGAACCATCCACGGAAGGACGATGCCCGTATGTACGACCGTGCCGCACTGGTCGCCGCCGCCCGCGAGGCGGGGGACCACACTCCGTCAGACACCGCACGCCGGTTGAAGGTTGCACGTAATACCGCATGGCGCCTGTGGAACGGACACACCGCCCCAAGCGCCGTAGTGGCCGCGGCTGTTGAACAGCACTACGGCGTTTCCACTGGCCAGCTCGTCAAGCGGGCCGCCGCATGAACGGCCCCGTGATCTCCCGCGACCAGGCCATCGCCAACGCCCGCCGCGTCCTCGACGCCGCCCGGCACCGCCGCGACCGCGACCGCGCCGCCGGCCGACTCGCCCCCGACGTCGAACTGATCTTGCGCCGACTCGAACGGAAGCAGCGCGCCAACCAGGCGCCCACCGTCGAGCACCGCGCCGCCGCCTGAACACGCGAAAGGGCCGCCCGGATGCGACCCGGACGGCCCCTCTCGAACGACACCGAAAGGCATCGATCATGAACACCCCCAAGGGTACCGAGAAGCGCGTCCCCCGTGCCGCCCACGCGCTCAAGGGCGCCGCCGACGCCCGCCGCCGCGCCCAGTTCGTCGAGGTCGTCGCCCGACAGCTCGACCAGATCGCCCCGGGCACCGTCCGCGTACGCATCGTTCCCGTCACCCGCGACGGCCGCCGCCGCACGTGGGTCGTCCTCGACTCCGCGAACGGGCCCGTCGGCGCCGACCGCGACGCCCACCGCGCCGCATACGGCCTGCTCACCCGAGCGTTCCCCGCCGCCGACTGGAACGTCGCCAGCACATACGACGCCCGGACCGGCGAACTCGCCGCCGACGAGCCCACCGCGCCGGCCGCGCTCGGCCTCGACACCACCCCGGAGACCCGCCAGTGATCCGGCCCCAGCTCACTAACGACGGGACGGCCGTCCGCCTCACCCTCGCCGAGCACGTCGACCCCCTGCTCGACGACCTCGCCATCGCGTACGCGGCCGACCCCGAAACCGTCGGCCGCCTGCTCTCCGCGCACGCCGCCCGCGTCCTCGCCCTCGACTTCGCCGAGAGCAGCGAGACCGCCACGGACTACGGCCGCGCCATGCGCGCCGCGGAGGCCGACGGCACCCGCGAGGCGCTGCTCGACGAACTGCCCCCGCAACTCGACCCCACGTACGCGCCCGACGACGCGATCACCCTCGCCGGCCGCATCACCCGTTGCGCCGCCCACATCCGCCACCGCACCGCCCCGGAAGGAACCACGCGCCCGTGACCGTCACCGCCCTGCCCCTGCCCCACACCCCGGCCGTGCCGATGCCCGGCGGTCCGGTCGCGTCCCCCATCTACCAGCCGGCCCCGGCCGGAACCCCCGAGGGCACCCCCCGCGTGTTCGCCGCGATCGCCGCCGTCATGCGCGACGTGATGCCCGTCGCGAAGGACAAGGAGAACCAACAGCAGCGGTACAAGTTCCGCGGAGTCGACGACGCTATGTCCGCCATGGCGGGCCCGATGCGGGCGCACGGCCTGTTCATCCTGCCGAGCATTGCCGCCCACCAGGCCGAGCGCCGCGGCGAGAAGATGACGCACGTCAACATCACCATGCGGTACCACGTCTACGGACCCGCGGGTGACTGCCTCACCGCCGAAGTACCGGGCGAGGCGAGCGACTTCGCCGACAAGGCCACGAACAAGGCCCAGTCCGCCGCGCTCAAGTACCTACTTTTCACCCTGTTCATGATCCCCGTGGACGGCCGCAGCATCGACGACGGCGACCGCGATCACCCCGTCGAGCCGACCCCCGAGCACCGCGCCGAGCGACAGCAGCGCGGGCAGAGTCAGCAGCGCGGGCAGCAGCCGCGCCGCAGCAACCGCGCCGAGCCCGGACCGTGGGAGCAGACGCCCGCCCAGGGGCAGCAGCAGGGCCCGCGGACCGACTACCTCGCCCACGCCGAGCGCGCCAACTCGCCCGAGCAGTTCGACAAGATCAGGGCCGCCGCCGTACGGGCCGGCGCCCCCGCCGACTACCTCGCCGAGCTCGACGCCGTCGCCGCCCGCAAGCGGGGCGCCGCCCAGGGACAGCAGCAGGCGACCCAGCAACCCCAGCAGGGCGCACCGCAGACCACGCCGCAGGGCGAGCAGGCCCCGCCGCCCAGCGCGCCCAAGACCCCGGAGGCCGCCGCCGCGCAGGCCGAGACCGCGCTCAGGGTCGCCGCGTCCCGCGCGAACCTGCCCACCCTCGACGCCGATTTCGAGCGCGTCTACGGCCTGCCCATTGCGCAGGCCCCGGCCGCCCAACTCGACGCGTTCCGGGCCATGATCGAGAACGGCGGCACGAAGTGACCGAGCAGACCGAAAACAAGCCCACCGCGCCCGACCCGGTCGTCGTCCGCGACGCCGTGACCCGACAGGCCGTACTCGGCGCCCTGCTCGACGAGGTCAAGAGCGCATATAAGGACGCCAAAACCACCGCCGACGACCTGCTCGACAAGGCGTACAAGGCCGGCGGCACGACGAAGATCGATGCGACGCTTCCCGACGGGACGAAGGTCGGTTCGAGCAGCCGTCAGGGTGGCGAGCGCGAGGCCCAGGTCGTCGACGACGAGGCTTTCCGCGCGTGGGTCCGCGACCACTACCCGACCGAGCACGTCGTCGAGTTCGTGCCGGCCCGAGTGGTGACGGCCGTACGCCCCGGTTTCGCGGGGAAGGTGCTCGCCGAGGCGACCGCGGCCGGCACCGCGAAATACGTCGACCCCGTCACGGCCGAAGTGCACGATCTGCCCGGCGTCGAGTTGAAGCCGTCGAGGGCCGCCTCGCACCGGCTCACCTACACCCGCGGCAGCAAGGCACAGCCGGCCGGCGGTCGCGACCTGGTCGCTGCCGCGTGGCGTGCGGGCGTCCTCACCGAGCATCTGCCCGCCCTCGCCCCTGCCGCGCCCGCGCCGGCCGCCGAGCAGTGACCCGAGCGACCGCCGCCAACCTCGCCGCCATGCGCCGCCGCCTCGACGAGCCGCCGCCCGAGAACGTGCCCGGACAGCTCGCCGTCGAGGTCCCGGCCGGCGAGGACAAGCCGCCGAAGGTGTGCGACCACGGCAACCCCCGATGCGGAGCCGTACCCGTCCGCTTCTACCCGAACGGCTGGAAGTGCGACGAGCACCAGCCGGCCCGCACCAGCCGCCGCACGGCCCCGTGATCGGCCCCGGGGCGAGGAGACCGACCGCGCCCTCGCCCCGGGCGCCCACCCCCGACAGGAGCGACACCCCGTGACCCTCGACGCCATGGATTGGGTGTGGACCCGCGCGAAGTCGCGCGGGAACGCCCGCCTAGTCCTACTCGCCGTCGCCGACGCCACGACCGGCCCGGACGCCACCGTGCGCATGGGTACGGCCGAGTTCATGCGCCGCCTGAATGTCGGCCGCTCGACCGCGCGGGCCGCCGTCGACGCCGCCCTCGCCAGTAAGGAACTGGTCGAGGAGGAGCCGGCCAAGGGCAGCCGCGCGACGAAGTACGTCATCCCCGGAGCCGTCGGTTACGTCCGCGGTAGGGGACCGGAATCCGGCCCCATAGCCCCGGAGACGACCGGGCCGAAATCCGGCCCCCTACCGACTACCGGACCGAAATCCGGCCCCTCTACCGGACCGGAATCCGGTCCCGCCGAGGAGTACCCCGACACCCTCTTTGGGACCGAGATTCGGCCCCCTATGGGACCGGATTTCGGCCCCCATCACTCACCCATAGAGGGAGTGAGTGAAGGAGTGAGGGAGCGCGGGCGCGAGGTTGCAGTGATCCCGGAGTTCGCTCGCCCCCTGGTCGACCAGATCACGGCCGCCCAGATCTACCCCGCGTGGACCCTCGTACCGGGCGAGTGGGTCATCGTTCACGCGCTGATCAAGCGATCCGGCGCCGACATGCTCGCCGCCGCCGCCGTGCAGGCCGCCCAGCGGGCCCGGAACGGTGTCGCGCACGCCCGGTACTTCCTGCGGGCGTGGCAGGCCCTACCGCCCGCCCCCGCGCCCGGCACCGTCCCCGCCGCCGCCCCGGCCGGCCCCGCCCGCGGTTCGAACGTCGTCCCGTTCCCCGGCGCCGCCGGAACCGGTCGCGTCGCCCAGTCGACCGACTACCTCGCCCAAGCCCTCGCCGCCATGGAGGCCCAGCAGTGACCCCCCGTGAAGTTGCCGCCCTGCTCGCCTACGTGGTGAAGCTCGACCCCCGCCTCGCCCTTGACGACCAGGCCGCCGCCGGCGAACGCCTCGCCCAGTGGTGCGACCTGCTCAGCGACGTGCCGGCGACCGCCCACGGGTGGGACGCGGCCCGCGTCGCCCGCGACTACATCGCCCGCAACCCGTACCGGATTCAGCCGTCGGACGTGTCCCGGCCGTGGCACGCCCACAAGGCCGACGTGATGTCCCGGCACGTGGGCACGTTCGAGCCGACCGCGCATCCCGAGGTCAACCCCGACGACCAATTCGGGAACGCCTACGTCGCCGCACTGCGCGCCGAGCGCGTCGCCATCGCGTCCGGCCAGCAGGCGCCGACCTCGCACCGCGCCCTCACCGCGGGCCCGGCCGCCGCCGAGGTCGAGCGCCGCCTCGCTGCACTCGGCGAGTACATGCCGCGCACCGTCGCCCAGGCCCTCGCCGAGTTCCGGCCGCAGCGCGCCGAGCGCGAGCGACTGGCCCGCGAGGACGCGCCCGACCCGCTCACCGTCGCGTGCACGTGGTGCAGCGCTCCGGAGGGCGAGCCGTGCCGTGGCCGATCCATCAATCCCCGTAACCAGCAGACCCGTTACCGCCCGATGGGCAAGCCCCACCCCTGCCGCGTCGAGGACGCGACCGCCGCTCACCTCGCCCGCCGCAACCGCCAGGAGGCACACGCATGAGCCCCACCCCGAAGCAGGCCCGCCAGCACCGCCGTAAGGCCGTGCCCACGGACCGGACGAAGAACGTCACGCTGTGGCGCGTCGAGGCCAGTTGGGACCACCGGCCCGACGACCCGGTCGTGATCCGGACGCCGGACAAGAAGCGCGCCCGCCGCGTCGTCGATGGCCTCGCGCACAAGGGCGCATACGTGATCTTCCAGGAACACACCGGGTGGGACACGTGGCGCACCGTGCGCGAGGTCGACGGGGCCGCCCTGCTCGCCGAGCGCGACGCCGAGCAGGCCCTCGCCGCCGCCGGACACCCGCCCACCCCGCCCGCGTACCGGCCGGACGCCGAGGACCGTCACCGGACGTGGCTCGCGCGGATGGACGCCCGCGCCGAGGCCGGCCGCCGCGCCGCGGAGCAGGCCGCCCGCGAGCAGGCCGAGGCCGACGCCCGCCGCCGGCGCCTCGCCGCGGAGGCCCGCCGGCACGCCCGCGCCCTCATGTCGCCGCCGGCGATCGTCCGGCCGGAGAACCGGCAGCGCGCCCGGCACATCACCGGGGCGCAGCGATGACCCCGGCCGCCCTCGCCGTCATACGGGCCGCCCTCGAAGACTCGACCACGCGGGAATTACTCACCCGCCCCGGCAGCGCCGCCGTACGCGTCGCCCGGACCCTCGAAGACGCCGGATGGATGATCGCCCCCATACCCGACGAGAACGGCCCCCACCGGGCCGCTTAGCCCCGTGTGCCAGGGGTGGAACTGAAAGGCCAAGGGCCACCCCTGTGCGCTATCTTCCATCCATGGATGGTTCAATCCATCCAAGCAAGAACAGGGCGCCCCTTAGATCCCGACGGAGGTACATCCATGAGCCGCCCCACAGCAGCCGAACGATTCGGCGCCAAGACGGCCCCCGGACCGACCCCCGCCGTCCTCGACACCCCCTGTCGCCTATGGCCCGAGAACGCCCTCGACCGCGATGGCTACGGCCGTTTCTGGATTGACGGCCGGTACGTCCCCGCCCACCGCTACGGCTACGAGCAGGCCCGCGGGCCCATACCGGCCGGCCTCGAACTCGACCACCTGTGCAGCGTCCGCCGATGCGTCGCCGACGACCACCTCGAACCCGTCGACCACCGGACCAACGTCTTGCGCTCGACCGGCCCCTCGGCCGTCAACGCCCGCCGCAAACGGTGCGTGAACGGCCACGACCTCACCGACCCCGCGGTCGTCCACATCAGCTACCCCCCGTCGCACCCCAACGGCATGCGCAAGTGCCGCGCGTGCGCCCGCGACCGCACCCGTCGCCCCCGCGAGCCCCAGCTCGCCCCCGTCGCCCAACTCCCCACCCGCACCACCCCGGAGAGGACCGCCGCGTAATGGCTGGAGAGACCCCGATCACCGTCATTGGCAACGTCGTTGCCGACCCCGAGTTGCGATTCACCCCGTCCGGCGCCGCCGTGGCGAACTTCCGGATCGCCTCGACGCCCCGCACGTTCGACCGCACCGCGAACGAGTGGAAGGACGGCGACACCCTGTTTCTGTCCGTCAGCGTGTGGCGCCAGCAGGCCGAGAACGTCGCCGAGTCCATCAAGCGCGGCGACCGCGTGATCGTCGTCGGCCGCCTCGGACAGCGCCAGTACGAGAAAGGCGGCGAACGCAAGTCGTCATACGAGGTACAGGCCGACGACGTCGCCCCGTCCCTGCTCCGCGCGACTGCCCAGGTCGCCAAGAACGGCCAGCAGAACGGCCAGCAGCAGCGCACCCAGGGATACGGCCAGCAGGGCGCACAGCAGGGATACAGAGCCGCCCAAGGCGACCCATGGGCCCGGCACAACGCCGCCCAGGGATACAGCGCCGAGCCCCCGTTCTAAGCATGAAGGGGCAGCTAGTCGCCTTGAGCACTCTCGATGATCTTGTCCAGAACCTGTCCAATGGCGATATACGCCAAGGCCAATGGCGCGTCCGCCGCAGCGGTCTTAGCACCCGCCGTAGCCGCCAAGTGGTGACGATCTGCCTCGCTTTGGGCCCAGGACCGGCCCTCACGAATGCCGCTAAGCAAGCGCTCCACGTCAGTCATGTACCGACGTTCTCACCGTCATTCCGAACCTCGGCCGCGACAGGCCGCAGAGCCCCACGCACTCACCCCTTTCCACCACCGCGCGACCGGTCGCGGGCCCGCTCACGCGCGGGCGCGCACGCAGATACCGCCCACCTCTGACACCCGGAGACACCCTCCATGACCCGCATTCCCGACGCCGTCGCCGTTGCTTCGCTCGACACTCACCGCCTGATCGTCGCCGTCCCGAACGAGGGACCCGCCGAGGTGTCGTGCAACCTCCCCCGTCCGGTCGCCGCATCCGTACTGCGCCAGCTCGCCGACGGCCTCGACAGCCCGGCCGGCCGTTGTGAGACCGCCCTCGCTACCGGCCGCCCGTGCCCCGTGCACGACGCCCCGACGTCACCCTCGCGCGCCCTGCTCGACGCCGCCCCCGCAGCCGCCCGCGGCATGGCCAAGGCGCAGCGCCCGGCCGGCCTCGACGCCCTGCTCGGCTACGTCGCCGCCACCATGGCCGACGAGCAGCAGGCCACCGAGGAGCCGCCCGCGCTCACCGTCGACGACGTGCGTGACACCCTCACGTTCAACGCCGGCGACAGCGACCAGGTACTCGCCACGCTCCGCGACGTCCTGCTCGACACCTCCGCGACGCACACCCCCGAGCAGGCCCTCGCCGCCGCGTGCATCCTGCTCGAAGCGCACGCCCGCCAGATAGCCGCCCTGGTCGAGGCGCACCACCGCGCCACACGGTCCCGATGGGGACTCACCCGCTCGACCCGCGGCCTGCTCACCGGCTACGAGGGCGCCCGGAAGATCGTCAGCGCGTACGCCGCCGGCCTCGCCGACGAGCAGGCCCTCGCCGAGGGCGCAGCGAACGAGCAGGTCGAGCCGTGACCCCGGCCCGGACGTGTCGGGCGTGCCGCCGCCCACTCCGCGCACCCTCGCCCGACGGATACGGGCCCAAGTGCCGGCGTAAGCAGCAGCCGCCCGCCGTCCGGGCCCACGGGGGCGACCTGTTCACCCTCGGCCAGCAGCCGCGCCCCGCCCCACCCGGACACCCCACCCTCGATGACGCCCAGGAGCAGCAGCACCCATGACCCGCCGCCCGTACCACCGCCCGCCGGAGGGCCGCGACCGCACCGAACGCGACCGCGTCGTCGACGTCCTGCTCGCCCGGCTGGACCGCGGCGCCCTGTCCCCGGCCGAGGCCGCCCTACTCGGCGAGCACGTGCGCGAGTATCGGCGCCTCGCCGAGGAGAACCGCCGCGCCATGGTCGGCACGACCCGCGCCCTCGCCAAGCACCGCGAGGCCGCCGACGCCGCGATCGTCGAGGCCGAGGAGCGCGCCAAGCAGGCCGAGCAGCAGCTCGCCCCCGTCGAGGCCACCCTCGCCGAGACTCGACGCCGGCACCGCGGGGCGTGCGAGCGCGTCGACCAGTTGCTCGCCGTCCTCGCCCGCGTCCGCAACGCCCAGTCCCTCGGCGACGCCCTCGCCGCGGTCGCCGTGCACGACGGCATGTCGCCGGCCGCCGCCCGCGTACACGCCCGCATCCTCGACCAAGCCGACTCGACCAAGGTCCGCCTCGCCGAGCAGCAGCGCGAGCACGACATAGCCCTCGCCACCGCCCGCCGGAACACCGTGACCGCCGCCGAGGAAGCCAGGGAGCAGCGACACCGGGCCGGCCGGTACCGGACGGCATGGCACGCCGCCCGCCGCGACCGCAAGGCCGACCGGGCCGCCATGGCCGCAGAACTCCCCGCCGTACAGGCCGGACAGCGTGCCCTCGCCATCGCCGACGAGCCGTTCGTCGCCGGCCGCGCCCCGGCCGAGCGCGACGCCGGCCGCCGCATCCTCGCCATCGTCAAGGAGAACACCCGCCCGTGAATGCCACCGCCCAGCCCACGACCGACCGGGGCCAGCAGGCCGCCGACGACCTCGCCGCCGTCCGTGAGCAGTGGGGCGACCTGCTCGCCGCGATATCCGAGCCGCCGCGGCCGGCCGCATGGATGCCGTACGAGCGCCGCGGATTCCTCGACCAGGTCGCCGCCGAGGACCGCGCCGGCGACGAGCCGACCGTCGGCCGCCTCCCCCTGGTCGTGCGGGACCATCCGGCGCCGGCGAACTTGCGCGCCCTCGACGCCGCCCTCGCCGTCGAGCGCGACGTGTTCGACATGTGCGACGCCGTCGCCGAGCGCGTACAGCGCACCGTCGACCGCGACGACGCCCGACTGTGGACCCTGCCCACCGTGCGGGCCGCGGAGTGGAGGCACGACGCCGACCGGATCGTCGACCGCATCGGTTCCCGCGCGCACGGGCTGCATTGGGCATGCGTCTACCTCGCCGGCCGCGCCCTGTCCGAGCCCGACGGCGAGCTGTTCCGGATCACGCCCGCGCCCCTGCTCGACCAGATCGTCGCCACGGCCCGCGGCGCGCGCCGCAGCGTCGAGGCCGCGCTCGGCCGCGAGGGACGGACGCTCACACTCGACGACCCGTGCCCGTTCTGCAAGGGCGGACGGATCGTCGTACACAACGGCGGAGGAGACCCGCGCGCCGCCGTAGCGACCTGCTCGACGGGCCCCGCGTGCCCGGCACCCGTGGACACCGAACGGGGCCGTAGGGCGTGGCGAGGCGCCGACCTGGTCGCGTTGTGGGTCGCGATCAACTCCGGGCGCACCGTGGCTATTTGAGGCCGGTACTCGGCCACACACGCCCCCGGGGGCGCTCGACCCCGGGGGCGTTGCCATGCCCGATCACGGTTCCGTAACGCTTGCTGCAACTGTTGCTGTAACCATTGCTGCAACGCCTACTGTTGGCATTCCTGACGGGTCCTCACCCCGACAGGAACGCCGGCCCTCACCCGGCACCCACACCAGCGACCAAGGGAGCGACCCCATGGCCACCGTCACGATTCCCGGCGCCCTCGCCGACTACCTCACCGACCAGTTCATCAGCGACGACGAGACCCGCGACGCCCTCGACGCCGCCCGCCGCGGACGCGGCCGAACGCTGGTCATCGAGCCGACCAGCACGCGCGTACTGCACGTCATCAGCCGGCACGCCGAGCACATTCTCAGCATCCCCCGCGCCTACACCCGCGCCACGCGCGACGCCGCCCGCCTGTGGATCACCCGCGCCGGCCACTCGCCGGCCGTCATGGTTCACCACTTCGACAGCACCGGCAGCGCGTACAACCAGACGCAGTGCCGCGAAGACATCCGCGACGGCGACGTTCTGGTCGTCGAGGCCGAGCGCGTCGTCGGTTTCCTCCGTAGCGCGTGGCCGGCCTCCATCACCGAGGCGCACGGCGAGCTGCACACGATCGAGGGTGACCCGCGCACCGTCGACGACGGCCTGTACGTCGCCAGCATCGAGGCCGCCGAGAAGATTGCCGGCGAGCACGGTTTCGCCCTCGCCGAGCAGCAGCTCGCCCCCGTCGAGGACGACGAAGCGCTGTACGCCGCGCAGCTTGTCACGGAGGCCGACGCCGACGCCGGCACGTGGCGGGGCGAGTGGATCGGCCAGCAGGCCGACGACGCCCTGTTCGCCGTCGAGTTGCCCGCGGAACAGGGCGCCCTGTTCGACGACCGCGCCGCCGAGCCGGCCGCCGTCGAGGTCGAGCCCCCGGCCGTGGTGCCCAACTGCCCGCCCGAGGTCACCCGCGCATCCGTCGACGCCTACCTCGCCCGCGAGTACCCCGCCCTGTTCGCCCACGAGCAGCCCCAGCCCCTCGCACTCCCGCCCGTGCAGATGTGGGCCGTAACGCACCGCGTCGTCATCCGCGGCGAGTGGCAAGGTTTGATCATGTGCGGACTCGGTTACCGCGAGGCCCTGGACCGCGCCGACGTGCTGCGCTACACGGGCAGCAAGGCCGTTGAGGTCATACCGTGCGAGCACGGACCCCACGCCCACCGCGACGCCCAGCTCGCCGCACGCTGCGAGGGGTGCGGGTACCGCATTCCCACCGGTACCCAGTGGCACGACGCGTGCCGACCCCGACCGCGCCCCACCCCGCTCGACCGCGCCCGCCGCGCCGCCGTGATCTCCGCCGGCTACGACCGCGCCCTCGACGCGTCCGCCGCGGTCGCCGCCCTCGACGGCGAGCCCCCGTTCTGACCATCCCCGACCGGCCCGCCCTCGACCGAGGGCGGGCCCCGCCCAGCGACAGGAGCAACGCAGATGAGCAACGAGCAGCCCCCCAGCGAGCAGCCGCCGCCCGACACGGCCAGCGACCGCCTGCTCGCCGACATGCTCGGCCTGTTCAACCGGTACGAGCGCGAAACCGCCGCCGCCCGTGCCGCCCAGGGCGACACCAACCCGTACGACCTCGCCCCGTACGAGGACGTACACGGCGTCACCAACGAGTACGAAGCGGCCCGCGACAGCGACGACCCGCGCGCCCTCGACCAGTTCCTCGACAACCTCGCCGATGGTTTCCACCTCGAAGACGTTCGAGCCCTACGCATGGCCACCGCCGCCGTGCAGGCCGCCATGGGCCGAATCGCCCTCGCCGCCCGAGAAAGGGGGATGAGCCCCGACCGGATCGCCGCCGAGACCGGATACACCGCGAGCCGGATCACTCAGTTCATCCGCGAGGAGAAGCAGCGCCGCGCCGCCGGCGACCAGTAGACCCGCACACAAAATCGGGCCCGCCCGGTTCCTCACAAACCGTATGGGCGGGCCCTCACCACCGAACAGGAGCGACCCCAACCGATGGCTACCCCGCAGCGTACCCAGCGCCGAGCCCAGCCGATCGCCGGCACCCGACCGACCGTCCGCCTCGACGAGCAGTTCGCCCGAGACCTCGCCGTCCTTATGGAGACCGGCGACGATCTGACGACCGCTATGCGGACGGCCGTCGGCATCGTGGCCAACCTCTACCGGACCGCGTGGCACCACCAGATCGTTCCCGTCGGCACGGCGCCGACGCTCGGCTCATACCGGTTCATGGAAAAGCCGCCGTTCGTCGGCCCGCCCAGCCTCCCGCAGGTCGACCACAACGGCCCCATGTGGACGCCCAGCAGCAGGCAGACCAGCGCTGATGACGCCCGTCGGCAGCAGCAGCTGACACGGCCCCCTCAGCGTCAGCAGGCAAGCCGACCAGTTGCCCGCCCGTAGCCGACAAGCGAGCAGCAGCAGCGCGCCCCGCCCGATCGTCGGCCGGCGGGGCGCCGCCGTCAGCAGCCGCGCCGACCGGTCGCAGGCTCGCCCACGCGCCCGCGGGTCACTTCCCCCGCCAGGTGTCACGGAGCCGACGCCCAGTGCGGATTGCCATATCCGCCTTCTTCATAAGGGGCGTGACCTGGTCAAAGATTTGGTGCGCGACGGCGACCGCGCGTTCGAGGCCGGCGACAATCTTCCCCAGCGTCAGCGGGGGCGGGGGCGGAGTGGTCAAGGGGTGTGTCCGTTCACGAGATCTGTAGGCCACTATCCAACCGGGCGAACGGCGCCCAGGTTGCGCCGTGACCTTTCCGTGACCTATTGTTGGCCGCGTCTTCGGCGTGCCCGGAGACAGCCGACCACGACGCCCCGCAGGCCCACCGCCGCGGGGCGTTTTTTCATGCTCACATCCGGAGGCCCCGTGATCTTCAAGGTCCGCCCCGACACCGACCGACTCGCCCAGGACGCATACGAGGCGTACGCGACGGCCGTCGAGAACAAGTCCGTGAAGGGCGAGGCACTGCCCGGGTGGGACGCCCTGACGCGCCCCGTACAGAACGCGTGGAAGCTCGCCGCCGAGGCCGTACGGCACCGCGTCGAGGCCAACGCGTAGACCGAGCAGAGGGTGAGCCGTGGCCCGCCCCATCACCGCGGACGACAGCCGACGCGTGCGCGAACTGCACGCGTAGGACAAGAGTCCCCACCTGGCAGCGCGCGGCGACCTAACTTGCCGCGTCTTCGGCGTGCCCAGAGTCAGGGACCTTGGGCAGCGCGTAGACCTCAAGCGCCACGAATCGAGCACTCTCGACGAAATCTCGTGCAGCGGCAGGCGTCACCACATCAACTCCGTGTGTCGCTTGATTGCGGAGATGGCGCAGATCGTGAAAGACCGCGAGTGCACCCGGAGGGAGCCCCAGTTCAGTCAGCCTTGCGACGACTCGCGCGGGGATCGACGGCCGATGCACGTTACCTACGCGCTGGGGTAGACCTCCTCGCTCTGCGAGCGCCTTGTCGATGATTGAATTCAGCACGATCCAAGCCGTGGTAAGTGCCCCGATCGGTGATGCGTCGGCCATGTCCCATGCCTCTTGGAAGACGCCGAACCGGGATGATTGCGGCTCCCCAAGACCTGTTTCCGTCGGCTCCACCGACTCGGATGCAGCCGCCAACACCTCTGCCTCGGCGCGAACTTCACGAGCTTCAAACGCAAACTCGATTGCTCCTGCTGGCGTTTCGAGCCGCGTCATGCGAGTGAAGGCCCCTTGGATATGGCCGCGCAGCCCCCATACCAGGCCAACCGTCACTAGCGGCCACACCAGGGTCTGGACGTACTTCAGTACCAGCTCAGCAACTTCCACCACGCCATCGTGAGGCAAAGACACGCGGCTGATCTGCCCACCAACGTTCTGTGACGGAGGTGAGACATGGCACGCCCAGTCGACGACCGTGATCGCGAGCAGGTGCGCCAACTTCACGCCAAGGGGCAGAGCCGGAACGACATCGCCCGAGCGATCAAGAGGTCACCCTCGACCGTGTCGAAGATCGCCGGACAGTTCGACCCGCCCCTGTCGTTCGACCGCGCTCCACAGGTCGAGGCCGCGACGCGCGTCCGTACCGCCGACCTCGCCGCGCGCCGCGCCGCCCTCGCCCTCGCGCTACAAGCCGACGCCGAGCGCCTACGAGGACAGCTCTGGTCGCCGACCATCTACGGCGAGTTCGCCGGCAAAGAGGGGCACTGGCAACACGTCAACCTCGAACAGCCGCGGTTCGTCGACCAACGCCAGATCATCGCGTCGGTACAGACCGCCGTCGGCACCTCGCTGCGCCTCGCGCCGGCCGAGGGCGGAGAGAACGCCGAGCAGGTGCGCAGCATGTTGGGCGCGCTCGGCGAGGCACTGACGCAGGCCGCCACCGACGACCAGGCCCACGACGACGGGGGCGCCGCCGGGGGGTGAGCCGCAGTGCTCGACCTCGACCGGTTGCCCCTGTCCCGTAAGCAGCTACGAAGCATCGGACAGGCGATCGCCCGTATCAATCTGTGGCATGGCAGCGTCCGCAGCGGAAAGACGATCGCCTCGCTACTGGCGTTCGTGATCGCCGTCGCCACGGCCGGACCGTCCGGCCTGATCATCGTGGTCGGTCGGTCGCTGCAAACGATCGAGCGCAACGTGTTGGAGCCCCTACAGGACCGCGCGTTGTTCGGCCCCCTCGCCCGGCACATCGTGCACACCCGCGGAGCGACGACCGCGACGATCCTCGGCCGCACCGTGCACCTGATCGGCGCCGCGGACGCCCGCGCCGAGGGCCGCCTACGTGGCCTTACCGCGCAGCTCGCCTACGTCGACGAGGCAACCCTGTTGCCCGAGGCATTTTGGACCCAGCTACTCGCCAGGTTGAGCGTCCCGGGCGCCCGCCTGTACGCCACGACGAACCCCGACTCGCCGCGCCACTGGTTGAAGGTCGGATACCTCGACCGCGTCGACGAACTCGATATGCGGGCGTGGCACTTCCGCCTCGCCGATAACCCGTCCCTGTCCGCCGAGTACGTCGCAGCGCTCGCCGCCGAGTACACCGGCCTATGGCGCCGGCGCATGATCGACGGCGCGTGGGTCGTCGCCGAGGGCGCCATCTACGCCGAGTGGGACGAAGACCGGCACGTCGTCGACGAGTTGCCCCCGATGCGCCGGCATTGGGTCGGCATCGATTACGGCACGACGAACCCTTTCTCGGCCGTCCTGGTCGGTCTTGGCGTCGACGACCGTCTGTACGCGTGCGCCGAGTGGCGTTACGACTCGCGCGCCAACCACCGCGCCATGACCGACGCCCAGTACAGCGCCGCCGTCCGCGCGTGGCTCGACGACCTCGACGTCGCCCCCGAGTGGACGTTCGTTGACCCCTCGGCCAAGAGCTTTTCCACCCAGCTTTGGCAGGACGGACACCCCGGCCTCGCCCGCGCCGACAACACCGTCGCCGACGGAATCCGGTCCGTCGCCGCCCTGCTCGCCGCCGGCCGCCTGTTCGTTCACCGGTCGTGCGACGGCCTGCTCGGCGAACTCCCCGGCTACTCATGGGACCCCAAGGCCACCGAGCGGGGCGAGGACGCCCCGTTGAAGATCAACGACCACTCATGCGACGCGATCCGGTACGCCATCCACTCGACCGCGCACGAGTGGCGCCACCTGCTCACCGCCCGCCCGCCCGACACCACGCCCAGGAGGTGAGCCCGAATGGCACTGCCCGAGAACGGCGCAGCGTGGCCGCCCCCGGAGTGGGCCCCGTACTTTGACCGGATCGCCGTCGACGACGCGTGGTACTCCGGAGACCGTAAGCGCCTCGCCCGGATCTACGGCCGCGAGCAGAAGCAGCCGCGCCGCCGTCTGTGGAGCCGCCGCAGCAGCGCGCACCGCCCCGGCCACGACACCCGCTTGCACGTCCCGTTCGCCGGCGATATCGCCCAGACGTCCGCCGACATGCTGTTCGCGGACATGCCGCGGATCGTCGTCGAGGACGCCCGGACACAGACCCGCCTCGACCAGTTGCTCGCCGACGGCCACGTTCAAAAGACCCTGCTGTCGGCCGCCGAGCAGTGCGCCGCCCTGTCGGGGATCTTCCTGCGGGCCGCGTGGGACCGCGACCTAGTCGACCGGCCGCTACTCACCGCCGTGCAGCCCGACAACGCGATCCCCGAGTTTCGGTTCGGGATGCTCGCCGCCGTCAACTTCTGGCGGGAACTGTCGGGCAGCAGCACACAGCTTGTGTGGAGGCACGTCGAGCGGCACGAGCCCGGCCGTATCGCGCACGCGCTGTATCAAGGCAGCGGCGACAACATCGGGCGCCGCGTGCCCCTTGCCGAGCACGCCGACACAGCCGGCCTGGTCGGCAGCATCGAGAGCGACGGCGAGTCGACGACGACCGGAATCCGGCAGCTCACCGCCTGCTACGTCCCGAACATGACCCCGAACCGGTTGCACCGGGGGTCACCGATGGGGCGCAGCGACTACGCCGCTCCGATCTATGACCAGCTCGACGGCCTCGACGAGGTGTGGACGTCATGGATGCGCGACATCCGCCTCGCCCGCGCCCGCCTGATCGTCCCCGACGGGTATCTACGCAGCAACGGGCCCGGCCGCGGAGCGTCGTTCGACGAAGACGCCGAGGTCTACGCGCAGCTCAACATGCCGCCGACCGAGAACGGCGGGATCACCCTGTCTCAGTTCGAGATCAGGGTCGACGAGCACCAGCGCACCGCGGAAGCCCTGATGAGGCAGGCCGCCCAGTCCGCCGGCTACGCGGCACGATCGTTCGGCCTCGACCAGGACGGAGGACAGGCGAGGACGGCGACCGAGGTCGACAGCGACGACGACCGGTCGATGATCACCCGTGGCAAGAAGGCCGGCCACTGGAAACAGGGACTCGCCGACGTCCTGTTCGCCCTGCTCGGCATCGACGCCGTGCAGTTCCGCAGCGGCATAGTCCCCGAGCGTCCCTTGATCGAGTTCCCGACCGGCGTCGCTGAGTCCCCTATGGACACCGCGACGACGCTCGAACTCCTCACCCGGGCGCAGGCCGTTTCCACACACACCCGGGTCAAGATCCTTCACCCGGAGTGGGACGACCAGGCCGTCGCCGCCGAGGCTGCTGCGATCCTTCGGGAGACCGGCGCCGCCGCGCCCGATCCCGTCGGATCGTTCCCGATGTGACCTTGCGTCAGCGTGCACCGAAGAGGATGCGGAGCAGTCGTTCGGCAGTGGCGCGCAGCTGCGGGTCAGGATGTGCCAGCGCGACGAGTACGAGTGCTGTGAATACGGCACCGAGAGGGGCGAGGGATTCAGTCATAGCCCGACGGTAATCAGTACCAGCGGCTGACCGGAGACCCACCAGTTAGATACGGTCCCCCCCTAGTTACGAGTCGTCACTTTCCGTCATATGCACTGATCAGATGCCAGCCAACCGTTATGGTGCCGGAAATGCCCCGTTTCTAATTTGGCTTGTATTGGTCGCTTTCAGGGACGGTCGGGGGGTGAGCCGTGCCGATCCATCCGGGCATGGTGGAACCCCTTGCCGAGCGCACCCGCGATCTGTATGCCGACGCCGAGCTACGCCTGTTGGGCATCATCGCTCGGCAGCTCGCCGACGGCCTCGACGCGCCCGGATGGATCGAGCGCAAGCTGTCCGCCGTGCAGGCCGTACGCCGCGCCTCACAGGCCGTCGTCGACGAGCTCGGCAAGGCCGTGACCCTCGACGTACACGACGCGGTCGCCGACGCCTACAACGTCGGGCACCGCGCCGCGGTCGCCGAACTCGGCGCCCTGTCCGACGACGGCCGCCGCCTGGTCGACGACCGGTTGCCCCAGGCGCAGGCCGTCGACCGCCTCGCACAGGAAGCCGTCGACGTCGTCACCGCGACCCATCGGTCGATCCTGCGGGCGTCCGTCGACACCTATCGCGCCGTTGTGTCGTCCGTGGCCGCCACGCCCCTACTCGGCACCGGCACCCGCCGACAGGCCACACAGGACGCAATGCGCCGTTTCGCCGACGCCGGTATCCGGTCGTTCGTCGACCAGGCCGGCCGCCGTTGGCAGCTCACCTCTTACGCCGAGATGGCAGTAAGGACGGCGACCGGTCGAGCCGCGACCGAAGCACACATGCGCACGCTCGCCGAGCACGGCGTCGACCTGGTCGTCGTCAGCGACGCCCCCCGCGAGTGCCCTTTGTGTGCCCCGTGGGAAGGCCGCGTGTTGTCGATCGGTGGGCCCGAGGGGGCCCGCACGGTCGACGTCGAGCACGCCACCGAGGACGACCGCATGGTGAACGTCCGCGTCGCCGGCAGCCTCGACGAAGCACGCGCCCGAGGGTTGCAACACCCCAACTGCCGGCACAGCGTGTCGGCGTACACCCCCGGCCTGACCCGGATCGAGCAGGCCACCAGCGACCCGGACGGGTACGCGGCCGGCCAGCGACAGCGCGAGATCGAGCGCGGAATACGGAAGTGGAAGCGCCGCGAGGCCGCCGCCGTGACCCCCGAGGCGCAGCGCGCCGCCCGCGCCAAGGTGCGCGAGTGGCAAGGCACGATGCGCGACCACCTCGCCGCCCACCCCGACCTACGCCGCAACCCCACCCGCGAGAAGTTGGGCGCGGGCAACCTCCCCGAGCCGCGCCGCGAGGCGACGCCCGAGCAGGTCGACGCCGCCCGCGTCTGGTCGGGCGACGACGTCAGCGTGCGCGCCATGGGCGACGACCAGCTCGCCGCCGCCATGCGCTCGAACCTGCTCGACGACCGGGCCCGCGCCCGGATCGAGGCCGAGGCCGACCGCCGCGACCTCGACGCCCTGCTCGACCGCGCCGCGCCCCGCGGGAACCTCGCCGCGGACCTGACCGAGTTCAGCGACTCCGAGCTCGGTCGGGTGATCGGGCACGTCGACGACGCCGACGCCCTACGAATCGCCGCCGAACTGGACCGGCGCGACCTCGCCGCCCGCCTCCCGGGCGTCCGCCCGGATCTGGTCGGCCTGTCCGACGACCAACTCGCCGCCCGCGTCCGGCACGCCATCGAGCACGGCCTCGACGACGTCGACCAGCTCGCCGCCGAGGCGCACCGCCGCGACATGCTCGCCGGCCTGTTCCCCACCGGCCGCCTGCTCGACGACCTGTCCGAAGTCGGCGACGACGCCCTCGCGTGGGCGATGCAGTACGCCAACGAGGCCGAACTACTGCGGATCGCCGGCGAGATGGACCGCCGCGACGCCGTCGACCTACCGACCCCGGCCGCCACAGGGAACGCCGTCGACGACCTGCTCGCCGACCGCGACGCCCTCGCCGAGGCCATGGGCGACACCACGCCCGACCCGAACGCGTGGGGCGCCCTCGCCGACGACCAGGCCCTCGACGACGCCGACCCCGGATTCTGGGACGACCTGAAACAGGCCGCCGCCCGCCTGTACCGGGACGACGACGACCACGACGAGCGGCACAAGATCACCCGCGCCGAGGCCCGCCAGCTCTACGACGAGTACGTCTATCGCCAGTACCTCGCCGCCGAGGACGCCTGTAACGGCTACCTGCTCAACAAGAAGGCCCAGGCCGCCGGCCACAACCCGGCAACCCTGTTCAGCGGGCCCGCCCGTATCGCCTACGCGCGGGCGTCGGATGAGCTGAAAGAGTGGTGGGCCGAACATGGCCGCTTGACGCAAGCCGAGTTCATCGAGCAGGTGACCGGCAAGGAACAGCGTTGGGCAACCGGCGCCCGTAAGAACGAGAGTGACCACCAGAACAAGAGGTGACCCCATGGGCACGCGCGAGGAGATCGTGAAGGCAGTCACGGCCGGCCGCGAGGCAGGCCGCCGAGGCGACCCGCCGACCGCGTGCCCGTACCCGCGTACCTCGACCCTGCTTACCGCGTGGGTCCGTGGCTACGCCGAGACGCGCCCCGTCGTTGACGACGACCAGGCCGTCGAGTAGCCCCACCTCGACACCGCCCCGAAGGGGGGTCCGCCACCACGGCGGGCCCCCCTTTCGCATGTCCGCACACAGCCCGCCCGGCGGGCCCGACCGCACAGGAGACGACCCACCATGTCCGACGCGCCCGCCACCCCCGGCACCGGCGACCAGGGCGGCACCAGTGCCCAGCCGCCGCAGCAGGCCCCGGCCGCCCCCCAGACCCCGCAGACCCCGACCGCGCCGCAGACGCCCGCACAGGCGCCCGCGCAGGCCCCGGCCGCCGCCCCGGCCGCGACGCCGCAGCAGCCGGCCGAAGGCGACCTGTCCGCGCTCCCCGAGTGGGCCCAGAAGCTCATCAAGGACGGCCAGCAGCAGGCGCCGCAGCAGCCGGCCCCGCCCGCCCCGGCCGCGCCCGAGCAGGGCGCCGAGGGCGACCTGTCCCGCCTGCCTAAGTGGGCACAGCAGCAGCTCACCCAGGCCCAGGAGCAGGCCCGGACCGCCGCCGTACAGGCCGCCGTACTGCGCACCGCGCCGACGGCCGGCGTAAACGTCGCCGCCCTGCTCGACTCCCAGTCCGCCATGACCGCGCTCGCCGCGGTCGACCCCAACGACCAGGCCGCCGTGACCAACGCGATCAAGGCCGCCGTGACGGCACAGCCGCACCTCGCCGCCAACTTCGGCCCCGCCCGGGGCGGCGCCGACTTCGGCAACCCCGCCCCGCAGGAGCGCAAGCCCGGCTCGCTGCACGACGCCATCGCCGCCCGTCTGGGCGCCTAACCCCAGGAGCACCCCATGCCCGTCACTCTCGCCGAGGCGAAGAACAACGCACAGGACGACGTCGACGTCGCCGTGATCGACGAGTTCCGCAAGGAATCCGCGATCCTCGATTCGCTCACGTTCGCCGACGTCGTCAACCCCGCCGACGGGGGCGACACGCTCACCTACGGCTACCGCCGGCTCATCACGCAGCCGACCGCGTCGTTCCGTGCGCTCAACACCGAGTACACCCCGCAGAACGTCACGACCCAGCGCTACACGGTCGACCTGACCGTGATGGGTGGGTCGTTCCAGGTCGACCGGGTGATCTCCCGTATCGGTCCGAACGCGTCCGGCGTCGTCACGCTGAACATGCAGCAGAAGATCAAGGCGACCCGTACCCAGTTCCAGGATGCCGTGATCAACGGCGACACCGCGGTCGACTCCGAGTCGTTCGACGGCCTCGACAAGGCCCTCGCGGGTACGGCAACGGAGTTCCGCGCCGGCCAGGTCACCGACTGGACCGACTTCGACACCAACGCCCGCGCCGAACACAAGGCCCTCGACGTCCTCGACGAGTGGCTGAGCCTGCTCGACGGATCGCCGACGATCATCCTCGGCAACAAGCGGGCGCTTGCCCGCGTCCGGGCCGCCGCGCGCCGCGCCGGCATGTACACCCGGAACCCCGTCGACGGTCTGCTCGGTCCGGGCGGTCGCCCGATCATGCGCGAGCAGTACGGCGACATCGTGTTCGCCGACCCGGGCGACAAGGCCGGCTCGAACAACCCGATCATTCCGATCGAGACCCGCACCGTCGGGGCGCAGAACGGCGTGACCGGTCTCACCGACCTCTACGCGTACCGGGTCGGCCTCGACGGATTCCACGGCGTTGCCTGCATGGGCGGCACCGTCGTTCGTCAGTGGCTCCCCCAGTTCGACACGCCGGGCGCCGTCAAGACGGGCGAGGTCGAACTCGGTCCCGTCGCCGTCGCGCTCAAGGCCACCAAGGCCGCGACCGTGTTCCGCAACGTGAAGGTGGGCTGACCCATGGCAGTGATCCGCACTCCCGTCGAGGGGTTCAGCGGGCCCGGCGTGGGCGGCCTGCACTTCGTCGACGGCCAGGCCGAGACCGACGACCCGGCCGTGATCGCCTACGCCGAGCGGCACGGCTACGACGTCGAGGACACCGCGCCGAAGCGGAAGGCGCCGGCCAAGACCGAGACGCCGAAGGAGTAGCCCCGTGCCCCGTGTCTACGCGACCCCCGAGCAGTTGGCCGCGTGGACCGGGCAACCGGCGCCGGCCGACGCCGAGCGGATGCTCGCCCGCGCGTCCGCGGACGTCGACGCCGCCCTGTTGTGCGCGTACTACCGCACGAGCGACGCCGGAATGCCGATCGACCCGCCCGTCGTGCAGGCCCTCGCCGACGCGACGTGCGCACAGGTCGAGTACCAGCTCGCCACGGGCGACGACGGCACCGGAGCGGCCGGCCGATGGGGCAGCGTCTCTATCGGCCCCGTGTCGCTCGGCGACCGCCGCGACGACCCGCGGGCCCCGGGCGACGTCGACCTCGCCCCCCGCGCGCACCGCGCCCTGATGGGCGCCGGCCTGCTCCCGGGGGTGATCTGGTGAGGGTCCCCGCCTACCTGCTCCGGCACCGGATCACCGTCGAGCCCTACCTCGGCGACAGCGCGTACGGCCCCCAGTGGGGCCCGCCCGTGTCCGACGTGCCCGCCCTGGTCGCCGCCGCGGTGAAGCAGGTACGGCGCGCGACCGACGGCCGCGAGGTCGTCAGCAGCACGACGGTTATCGCCGCGCCCGGCCTCGACTGCCCGCCCGGTTCCCGCATCACGTTACCCAACGGCCGCTCGACGACGGCGATCACGACCGCCGACCACACCGCGCCCGGCCTCCCGGTTCCCGCCTGTACGGAGGTGAGTTGCGAGTGACCACACGCGCCCGCCTCACATGGAACGGCGCCGCCGCGCTGCGCGGCACCCGCGCCGGCGCCGTCCGCGGCCTACGCCTCGCCGCCGAGCACGTGCTCGAACGGGCCCGCGCCCGCGTCCCGATCGAAGAGGGCACCCTCGAACGGTCCGGCGTCGCGTCGGTCGACGAGCAGGCCCTCGAAGCCGGCGTGAGCTTTGACCAGCCGTACGCCGTCCGCCAACACGAAGACCTCAACCTGCGGCACGACGCCGGCCGTACGGCGAAGTACCTCGAAGGCCCCTTGACCGAAGAGGCCGAGGTCGTCGGCGAGATCATCGCGGCGCAAGTGCGCAGGTCACTCCGTAGCTGACCGCACTTATCACCGTTTCCCACCGAACCCACAGCCATCACCCGAAGTTCACCCGATCGAGTGAAAACGGCGAGGAATTTCCTTGCGCGCCCGCGCGCGCGTATAGAGTAAAGTGCTAATTACACTCGGAAAATAGAGAAATTAGAGATAGAGAAGAATTGAATTAACAATTACTTCTCAATATTCCAGACGCGCGCGTGCGCGAGGACGAATTCCGCGACGCAGCGTCCGCTAAGCGTTCGCGCTAAGTTCACCCCATGCCACACATCACCGCGGCCTTTGCGCCCGTCACTTCCCTGTGCGCGATCATCACAGCTGTAATCATCACGGCGGTGGCGCACCCTAATCCCTCAGTACGAGCCCGCGCCTATCAGGTGCTTGAAATCATCTTCACTCGATAGGTCCGCGATTTACCGCGCTTCTAATTAAAAGGGTGCCGGGCTGACTGTCGTCAGCCCGGCATCTTTCTTTTCTCTCGAATCCCTTATGAAGCGGCCTATTAGTGCCCGCGGTCACCGCTGCACAGGTGTGGAGGTTGCTCCGTGGCTGATTTACTCGACGGCCTCGCCCGGTTCCTCGACGGCCTCGGCCTGGTCGAGTTCGACCCGACGGGCCGGACCGGCGACCTGTTCGTCGAGGCGATGCCGCCCGCGCCTGACGCCGCCGTGTCCCTCGCCCTGTACGACGGCCCCGCCCCGGAGTCCCGCGACGACGCCGAACAGCGCCGCCTACAGGTACGCGTGCGCGGCGGGCCCGACCCCCGGATTTCCCGCAACCGCGCCGAAGCCCTGTACCGCGCCATTCACGGCCGCGCCGGCGTCGAATTGCCTGACGGTTCGTGGCTCACCCTCGCCGCCGCCCGCGGCACCCCCGCCCCGTTGGGGCCCGACAGCAACGGCCGACACGAGCACGTCGTGAATTTCGACCTCGACGTGTCCGGCCCCGACCATTAAGGAGTACCGCCATGGCAGGCAACAGCCGCCCCATAGACGCCCGCGGGTGGGTGTTCGAGGTCGAGGACGCGGACGCGTCCCCGAATACGTGGCTTCCGATCTCCGGTATCAACACGTTCACACACAACCCAGGTGAGAATGAGGAAACCGTCGACACGACCGTTTTCGAGAGCGCCGGCCAGTACGAACAGGACGTGATGCAGAGGGGCGCCTCGCTCACGATCGAAGGTCAGTACCGCGTCGACAAGACCACCAAGGCCCAGGATCCGGGACAGGCATACATCGACCACGAGTGGTCGGCCCGCCTCGGTTTCGACTCCCGGAACCGCGTCCGGTGGCGGCACGAGACACAGACCCAGTGGGTCGTGTGGGACGCCACCGTTACGCCCGGCGAGCAGGGGGGCGGTAACAACGACAAGACCAGTTGGTCGGCGACCATCACCCGATGCGGCGCCGCGACTACCGCCTCGGTGGTGACCGCCCCGTGAGCGACCTCGACCTCGACGAGCAGCAGCTCGACGCCGCCGCGGGTACGGCCGACTTTGACGCGTTCTTCGCAGAAGAGTCGGCCACCCGGCCGCGTCAGTCCCTCACCCTGTACGGCCGCGACTACCAGTTGCCCGAGTCCCTGCCGCTCCTGTTCACGCTCCAGATGGAGCGCGTACAGAACTCCAGCAACGCCGACGACGTACGCAAGATGCTGTCGACCCTCTACGGGGGCGACGTCCTCGATACGTGGGCCGACCACGGCATGACCGACCGGCAACTCGGCGTCGTGCTCATCTACTCGGCCGCCAACATCCGCAACCCGGGGAGCTGCACCATGCAGCGCGCCGCGGAGCTGTACGCCCAGCAGGAAGCGGGAAAAGCACCGGGGCCGAACCGGGCGGCACGCAGGGCGAAGGGGAAGAAGAAGGGGCGGAGTTCTGGCAAGCGGTCCTGACGCACTGGACGGCCGTCGAGGGCGACCTCGCCCGCGAGTACGGCCTCACCGCGCGTGACCTCGCCGCCCTGTCCACCCGCCGTTTCCTGGCCCTGGTCTCTGGCCTGTCCGGCGAGGCCCGGTTCGCCCGCGCCTGGTCGCGCACGCCCCGCAAGGTGACCAACCCCGCAGAGATCGCAGCTATCACCGGCCTACCGGCCGAGTAACAGCACCACCCCGGCACCGCGCCGGATGACCCCCGATGGGAGGTGATCCGGCGTGGCACTGACCGTCGGCGAACTGCTCGCCACGATCACAGTCGACGACGGCCCAGCCGCCGCCGGGATGCAGCGCACCGAAGCCCAGATGCGCGCCACGGGCGACCAGATGGTCGCCGACGCCAACCGGGCCGGCCAGCAAGCCGGCGACGCCCTCGGCGACGGTATGGCCGATGGCGCCGACGCCGCCGCCGACCAAGGGTCGGGCGCGCTCAAGGCGTTCGGGTGGGCCGCCGTCGGCGCCGGTATCGGCGCCGCCCTGATGACCGGCGTCGGCCAGGCCCTCGAACAGGGCAAGATCACCGGCAACCTACAGGCCCAACTCGGCACGACCGGCCCGGTCGCCAAGAAGTACGGCGAGGTAGCCGGCGACCTGTACGCCGGCGCGATCGTCGAGTCGGTCGAGGAGGGCGCCGAGGTCATCAAGGGCATTGCTCAAAATGGCCTACTGCCCCCCGAGGCCACACAGAACCAGATTCAGACGCTCGGAAAGAAGGTCGCCGACACCGCCGCCGTCATGGGCGAGGACGTCGGGAAGGTGTCCCGCGCCGTCGGAACGATGCTGAAAACGGGCGTCGCCGATTCCGCCGAGGAAGCCCTCGACGTCCTGGTGAAGGGCACGCAGAACGGCGTGAACGTCGCCGAGGATCTACTCGACACCTACGCCGAGTATCCGACTCAGTTCCGCGACCTTGGCCTCAACGCACAGACGTCTATGGGCATCCTGCAACAGGGGTTGCAGGGCGGCGCACGCGACGCCGATATCGTCGCCGACGCCCTTAAAGAACTGAACATCCGCGTCAAGGACGGAAGCGGCGCCGAGGGACTTAAAGCCCTCGGCCTGAACGCCGACCAGATGGCCGCGGCATTCGCCAAGGGCGGGCCGCAGGCTAAAGCAGCACTCGACACGATCACGGACCGCCTACGGGCCGTCAAGGACCCGACGGAACGGTTCCGCCTCGCTCAGCAGTTGCTCGGCACGCAGTCGGAAGACCTGTCGCGCGCCCTCATGAGCATTGACCCGAGCGCCGCCGCGGGCGCACTCGGCAAGGTCAAGGGCGCTGCCGACTCCGCGGGCAAGGCACTGCACGACAACGCCGCGACCCGGTTCGAGGCGTTCAAGCGGGGCGCCATGCAAGCGCTGGTCGGCGTCGTCGGCGACTACGTCGTGCCGGCCCTCATGACCGGCGCCGACGTCGCAGTGAAGTTCGGCCAGGGCATCGCCGAGGCCGCCGGATTCGTCTCCCAGCACTCGACCGCGTTCGAGGTCGCCGGCGGCCTGATCCTCGCGTTCTTCCTGCCGACCCTGGTCGCCCTCGCCGCACAGGCATGGACCACAACGACCGCGGTCGTCGCCGGATGGGTCGCCCAGGGCACCGCCCAGGCCGGCGCGGTCGCGTCGTTCCTCGCGGCGAACGCGACGATCCTCGCCGGGTGGATCGCCCAGGGCGCGAGCGCGGTCGCCACCGCGGCGACCGTCGTCGGCTCATGGATCGCCATGGGCGCACAGGCCATGATCCAGGCCGCGCGCATGGCCGCCGCGTGGCTGATCTCCATGGGCCCGATAGCCCTGGTGATCGCCGCGGTCGTCGGCCTGGTCGCCCTGATCGTCGCCAACTGGGATTCCATCGTCGAGTACACCACTCAGGCATGGGACTGGGTTTGGGACAAGATCAAACGCGTAGGCGAGATGCTGGTCGAGTTCTTCCTGAACTTCACACTTGTTGGCCTGATCATCAAGCATTGGGACACCATTTGGAAGGCCACAAAGACCGCGTGGGATACCCTCGTTAACTGGGTCCGCGAAATTCCCGGAATGCTGTATAACGCATTCCTCAAGTGGACACTACTCGGCCTGATCATCGGCCATTGGCAGGGCATCAAGACTGCCACTGTTAACAAGGCCGGCGAAATGGTTGCATGGGTCCGCGGACTACCGAAACGCATCTCTGACGCTATCGGCTCCCTGAAACAATTGCTGTACGACAAGGGAACTGACGTCGTGCGCGGCCTATGGAACGGCATCAGGTCCATGGGTTCGTGGCTGCGTTCCACCCTGATTAGTTGGGCAAAGGATCTGATTCCGGGCCCGATTGCAAAGGCACTCGGAATTCACAGCCCGTCGCGCGTCATGGCCAGGAGCGTTGGCCGGTGGATTCCCGCCGGCGTCGTCGCCGGTATCCGGTCCGGACAGGGCGCCCTCGACCGCGTCATGTCCAACTTGGTCACCCCGCCCGCCGTGCCCCAGTTCGCCGGCGCCGGCGCCACCGTCAGCGCCTACGGCTCGCCGTACGCCTCGACGTCCGCGGGCGCGACCGTACACGTCGAGCACTGGCACGCCGCCGAGAACGGCACCCCCGACGACAACGCGAAGGCCCTCGCATGGCTCGCTAAGGCAAGGGGGTGACGATGCCTGTCACCGCCACGGCCGCCGCGGGCGCCCTGGTCACCCAACCCGGGCACGTCCAGTACGGCGACCTACTGCTCGGCCCCGGCACCCCCTACCGGTGGCGCTCCATCACCGGATGGGAAGACCTTCCCGCCCTCGACTCCGGGACCGTGGCGCGTGCGGACGCGCACGGCGCGTTCCCGGGCCGGCTGCTCGCGCAGGCCCGCACAATCACCCTGAACGACATGGTCGTGCGGGCCCCGCGCGCGACGATCGGCGCCACCGTCGCCGCCCTCAATGCCGGCACGGTGCCAGTCGAGGACGAGCGCCCGTTCGTCGTGTGGCTCGACGAGCGCGGGCCCCTGCTCGCGTACGCCCGCGCCACCCGCCGCGCCGTCCCCGCCGGCCCTGGATACCGGCTCGGCACCATCACGGGCGCAGCGCTGGAGTTCCAAGCCACCGACCCGCGCCGCTACGAACTGACCGAGCGCAGCGTGTCGGCAACCCTGCCCATGTCCGAACCGGGCCTGTCGTGGCCGCTCGCGTGGCCCCTGGTGTTCGGCACTCCGGGCAGTACGGGCGCCCTGTCGACACTGAATGCCGGCGACGCCGAGACACACCCGGTCGTCGAGTTCCGGGGCCCGATGACCCTGCCCGCTTTGACGAACCTCACCACGGGCGACGTGATCGAGTACGACCTTCCCCTCGCGGCCGGCGACGTGCTCACCGTCGACACCCTCGCCGGGACGGTCGTCCTCAACGGCACCGCCTCGCGGATCTACACCGCGACCTCGCGCTCAGTGCCCGAGCAGACGTTCACGCTCGCCCCCGGCACCGCATCCCTCATCTTCCGCGCCGCGCCCGGCAGCTCGCCGACCGCGACGGCGACCGTGCGCTATCGCTCGGCCTACTGGTAAGGAGACCCCGCCTGTGTCCGTGCGTTCCGCATGGCTGCTGCCCCTCACGCAGACCCGAGAAGACACCCGCCTCTCGCCCACGGGAACGTTCGCGCCCGAGTCGGAGATACGCACCCGCGACGGCGTGATCGCCGGCGGGAACCCGTTCGCCGCAACGGGCGCGGGCGCGATGTCCCTACAGATCGGCGTCGGTCGCGCCCTGGTTCAGGGCACCGACGCCCAGGGCGCCTATCCGATCGCCCTCGACGCGCCCGAGGTCGTCACCTTCACCGACGGAAACGCACAGTTCGCCCGCGTGGACACGGTGGCGCTGCGCGTGTACGACCAACTGTTCGACACCAACGGGCAGAACCTCGCCCGTATCGAGGTGTTCATCGGCAATCCGGCCTCACCCGCCGTCGCCCCGACCCTGCCCGCGGCCTGTCTGCGCCTGTGGGACGTGACCGTTCCCGCGGGCGCCTCCGCGGGCGTGGGCGGTATCAACTGGTCGAGCGCCCTCGCCGACCGGCGCCGCTTCACCACCAGTTACGGCGGAATTATCCCCCAGGGGTACGGGACCAACTTCGCCGGCGCCTACAACGGCCAGTATCGCGACGTAAACGGCGTGTTGGAGCGCTGGAACGCCACCGCGGGCACCTGGCAGACCTACCGGCCGCCCCTCGCCGTCGAGTCGGCCACCACGGGATTCACCGTCGCATCCGGCTACACCCTGAACCAGTACACCGCTCGGCGCGGTAACGGCATGGCGTTCTTCGCGCTGGAGATCACCCGCAAGGGGGCCCAACTCGACGTGCCGGCCGCGGGCAACATCACCGACGAGTCGATCGGCACCGTCCCGGCCGGATGGCGCCCGCCCGCCGACATCGAGCTACCGGTGTCCGACGGCATTGGCGAGGGCTCCGCCCGTCTCAACACCGCCGGCCTGCTCGCGCTGCGCACCTGGTCGGGCGGGGGCGCCCTGCGCAACGACCGCAACATCCGCACGTCCGCGACCTACTTCCTCGCGTGACAGGGGGTGCCCGTGCCTCTCGCGCCCCCGTACCGGCTGCTGTTCTGTGACCTGCGATCCGACCAACTGCTCGACGCACTGCCCGTATCCGGCGTGTCCCTCGACGACTACATCGGCAAAACCGGCAGGTTGACCGGCACAGTGCCGATCCCCAACCGCAGCGTTGCCGAGCGCGCCCGCCGGGCAATCCAGCCCGGCCGCACGGGCGTATGGGTCGAGCGAGGGCGCGAGATCTGGTGGGGCGGCATCCTGTGGACGCTCGCCCTCGCCTCCGACTCCCGCGGGTTTCTCGGCGCCCAGATCCAGGCCGGCGGATGGGAGTCCTACCTGTACCGCCGGCTGCTGTACGACACGCAGCTCGCCGAGCAGGTCGACCAATTCGACATCGCGCGCGGCCTGGTCGACTACGCCCAGGCCACCCCCGGCGGCGATCTCGGCATCACCTACGACACCGACGTATCCGGCGTACTGCGCGACCGCGAGTACCTGCGCTACGACCTGCACAGCATCGGCGACCTGCTCGACGACCTCGCCGCCGCCGAGAACGGGTTCGAGTGGCGCATCGCGTCATTCCGGGACACCGACGGCCGCAGGGTCAAGCGGCTGCAACTCGGACACCCCATCATCCGCGCGGGCGCGTCCGAGATCGTGCTCGACCACCCCGGACCGGTCCTCACCTACACATGGCCCGTCGACGCCACGGCCAAAGCCAACGCGTGGCAGTCCCGCGGCGCGTCCGTGAACAGGAACCAGGCCGTCGAGTCCTACCCGCTCACCTCGCCCGTGCTGGTCGACGACGCCGATATCGCCGCTGGTTGGCCCCGCCTCGACGGATCGAGCGATTACACCACCGTCGAGGTACAGGCCACCCTCGACGGCCACGCCCGAGCCGACTGGACGGCCGCCCGCAATCCCGTGCAGATACCCGAGGTCGAGGTGTTGCTCGGCGGGAACATCACGCCCGCCCTGCTCGGCGCAACGATCCGCCTCCGCATCCGCGATCTGTGGCACCCGACCGCGCTCGACGCCCTGTACCGCGTCGTCGGCCTGTCCATCAACCCACCCGAGCGAGGCCGCCCCGAGACGGCCAAGCTGTACTTGGAGGTCCCCCAGTGACCTACGTCCCCCAGGACGTACTAGACCGACTGTCGGCCCTCGAACGCGAGGTGCGGCAGCTCCGCGGCCGGGCACAGATGCGCCCCGCCCTTAACCAGATCCTCAACGGCGACGTACGGATCGGCGAGGGTGGCCGGCTGATCGCAGAGGCCCCGAACGGCAACACGATCTTCATGACCGGCGAGACCTCTCAAGGAGACTGGGCCGTCGGCATCGCCCGCCCCACCGATGGCACGGCCGCCCTCACCGTCGGCGACGAGAACAACGATTCCGGCGCCGGCCAGATGATCCGGATATGGAACCGGGACACCGGCGACCGGAACGTGATCGTCATGGATGACGCGTTCAGCGAGCGGTTCCTCGGTCGCCCGTGGATGCCCATTGGCCTGTACCCGACCGCGCGCCAGTCCTACACCGGCACCGCCTACGACACCGCATGGTGGGGCGCCAGCCCGGCACACAACGCCGTCGCCGTCATCGTCGTGTTCACCTACGCCGGAACCGGTGGCGGACAGGTCAAGGTCACGGCCACCCCGTCCGGCGACACCGCGCGGACGCTCGCCGAGTACGACGTCGCCGCGAACACATGGACACAGCGCACGATCGAGGTCCCCCTCGACCGCGTCGAGCTGCTGCAAACGGTCGTGTGGGACGTCAGCCACCGCGCCAAGACCAGCGGGCAGAACGTCGAGACCCGCCTGTATCGCGCCTACACCCGGAACACGTTCACCGCCGACGAGGCGCCCGCCGTGCCCGTACGCACCGCGGCCCGCGCCGCCGCCGCCGGCATCAGCACCCCGCCCGACGAGGAGGTGTGACGTGCTGCCCGACGGAATCCCCACAGTCCTGGTGACCGGTCGTTTCCTCTTCCCCGACGGCCGCCCCCTGTCCGGACAGGTCAGTTTCCGCGCACCGTCCCTGATCACGTTCGGGGCGTACGACGTGATCCTCGGTGGACCGGTCGTTGTCCCCCTCGACGCCACGGGCGCGTTCGAGGTCGAGCTACCGGCCACCGACGCCCCCGGCATGAACCCGAGCGACTGGTCGTACCAGGTCGCCGAACAGCTCGCCGGCGTCGCCGTCAACCGCGTCTATCAGATCCTCTTGCCCGCCGCGACGCCCGCCGTCGACCTCGCCGCCATCGCGCCGACCGACCCGACGACCCCGACCTACGTTGCCGTGCGCGGCGACTCCGCGTACGAGGTCGCCGTGAAAGGGGGGTTCGTCGGCACGGTCGCGCAGTGGCTCGCGTCCTTGGTCGGTCCGCGCGGGGTGCAGGGCGCCACAGGAGCGACCGGCGCCACGGGAGCGACCGGGCCGCAGGGACCGCAGGGCACCCAGGGACCGGCCGGCGCACCGGGCGTTGTCCAGTCCGTCAACGGCAAGTCTCAGGCCGCCGTCGTCCTCGCCGCCGCCGACGTCGGAGCCGTCGCCAACAACGGCGGATACAGCCGCATGGACGGCACGTTGCACGTTGTCTACGCCGGCACCCAAGCCGACGTATTCAAGGCGTCGGACGCAACGCAGTCGAAGTACACCGCCGTCAACAAGAACGCCGAGCTCATCAGCAACACGGCCGCCACGTTCGCCGACGTGCGAATCGGGGGCACAGGCGCCACGTTCGGCGGAGGCAGCGACGGCATCCTCGCTTTCGCCAACGCCGCCACGCCGCCCACGGCCAACCCCGCCGGCGCCCTCATGTGGGCCCAGGGTGGCGCCCTGAAAGTACGGCAGTCCGACGGAACCGTGTTCACCGTCGGCACCGGGGGAGGCACCGCGCCGGTTACCTCCGTCAACACCAAGACCGGCGACGTTGTGCTCGCCGCGGCCGACGTCGGAGCAGAGGCCGCCGGTACGGCCGTCACCCTCAGCACCGCGCAGACGATCAGCGGAGCAAAGACGTTCAGCGCCGTACCGTCGAGCAGCGTCGCCCCGACCACCGCGAACCACCTCGCCCGGAAAAGCTACGTGGACGCCGCAGCGTTCGCCGGCGAGTGGTCGCCCGCCGACCACGGCCTCGCCGCATGGGCATTCGACCCCGCCCTCGCCGTATCGACCGGCCTCTATCCGGGGTCGGGACCGATGCGGGTAACGGCCGTCATCCTGCGCCAGACGACGACGATCAACCGAATCGTGTGGTTCGCCACCGGATACGCCGGCGGCCTGCAAACGGGATCGTGGGCCGCCCTCTACAACAGCGGCGGAACCCGCGTCGCCGCAACCGGCGACATGTCCACCGCGACCTACGAGCCGCCGGAGGAGCACGACGCCGGGGGCGGCACCATATCGAGCCCGCTCACGGCCGCCTACTCCGCCGCGGCCGGCATCTACTACGTGGTGTGGCGCATGGTCTACAACACGACCACGCAGGACGGGCCCATGTTGCTCGCCGCCGAGAGCGGCGCCGGCGCCCCGCCCAATCAGTTCGGCTACACCATGGTTCGCCGTTTCGGCGTCTACTCGACCGGCGTCGCTGCCGCCCCCGCCACCATCACCGTGACCTCGATGGAGAACGGCGCAAACCGCTTTTGGGTCGGCCTCGCATAGACCCGCCGCCCCCCTTCCACCGCACGCCCGCGCACACCGCGCCGGGCGTTTTTTCATGTCTGGAGATTCCCCATGGCACGTATGCCCGGCGCCGAGTGGCGCCCGATCGCCGTCAACTACACCGACAACGGACAGGCCGAGGTGCGGGGCGTCGTCGTCCACATCATGGCCGGCACGTTCGAGGGCACCGACTCATGGTTCCGCGACAGCAAGGCCAAGGCGTCAAGTCACTTCGGGACCAGCAAGACCGGTCGACTCCGCCAGTGGGTCGACACGGCCGACCGCGCATGGGCGCAGGCCGGCGGTAACACGGCGTGGCTGTCCGTCGAGAACGAAGGGCAGGGGGGCGACACGCTCACCGACGCCCAACTCGACCGCGTCGCCGAGGTACTGGCGTGGGCGCACGAGAAGTACGGCGTACCGCTCCAGGTGACGAACTCCCCGTCGGGCAAGGGTCTCGGGTATCACGCGATGGGCGGTAGCGCGTGGGGTGGGCACACGTCGTGCCCCGGCTCGCGGATCGTCGCCCAGCTCGCCGAGATCGTCGCCCGCGCGAAGAAGCTCGCCGGCGAGCCGGCCGCGTACAGGCCGCCCGCGTTCCCGGCCGGCCTCGCCCCGAACAAGGCCAAGCCGAGCGCGAAGCCGCTTCAGCGCGCGTTGAAGGCCGCCGGATTCCTGGCGAAGTCGGTCGCGGAGGCCGACAACTACGGGCCGCAGACTCAGGCCGCCGTCGCCAAGTTCCATAACGCGCACCCGACGTACCGCGCCGCGGGCAAGAGCTACGACCCCGCCATCGGTCCGAAGGGGTGGGCCGCGCTGCACCGCCTCGCCTACGGCAAGTAGGCCCCGCCGCCTCGACTTCACGCAGGGGCAAACCTCGAGTTTTCTCGTCAATCTGACGCTAACACTCGAGTGTCACACCCCGCCCGCCGCGCCGGCACCGCGCCGCGGGGCGGGCCCCCATACGAACAGGAGACCCCCCATGCAGCCGAAGAACACGCGCGCCGTCCGTACCGCGCTCCAGACGTTCGCCGCCGTCGTCGCGGTCGTGCCCGCGCTCGCCGCGGTCGTCGCCGATTCCGGCGACCTCGCCGTCGCCGCCCCGTGGCTGGTCGGCGCCGCCGCCACGGCCGCCGCGGTCGCCGGCGTCATAGCTCGCGCCATGGCCTCGCCCGTCGTCGAGGCCCTGCTCGACCGATTCGGTCTCGGCCTGGTCGACGACAAGGAGCCCACCGCGCCGTGACGACCCAGCCCTCGCCGTCCGATCCGGCCGCGGTCGCGCTGGAACTCGAACGCATCCGGAGGACGATCGAGGTCGGGTTCACCCGCACCGACGGCGCCCTCGCCCTGCTCGTTCAGCGCCACGACCAGACCGACGAAGCGATCAAGGAACACGCCCGCCGCCTCGACAGTCACGACGCCCGCCTCGACACCGTCGAGCGCGGCGAAACCGAGCGCCAAAAGCGAAACGACGCACGACTCGACGCCCTCGAACGGGCACGATGGCCGCTCCCGTCCGTGGCCGCCCTGGTCGCCCTGGTCGGCCTCGCCCTGTCCCTCTGGACATTCGCCACCCACTCATGAAACGCCCCCCGCACGGCCACGCACGGCCGTTGCGGGGGGCGTTCTGTCGTTTCCACGGCAGAAGAGACGAGCACCCCAAGTCATGGGTACCGTTCTGAGGAGAGTCCGAACGGATGGAGCCCCGCGCATGCTGGAAGAAGCAGAGGAGATCGGCCGCCGTGTTCGCCGCGCGCGCCTGCGTCTAGGCATGCCACAGGCAGACCTCGCCACCGCCCTAGGCAAGTCTCAGGGGTGGGTGTCCAAGATGGAACGCGGCCAAATTGAGATAGACCGAGTTGGCCTGCTCAATGCCATTGCCGCAGAGCTGCACGTGCACCCCAACGACCTCATCGGCCGGCCGTACAACAGCTCACCAACCGAGAACCAATGGCAGGTGGCCGCATCGTCCATCCTGCGCGAGCTGCGACGCTACGACCTCGCGCCAGTCTTCGAGGGCACCCCCCGCTCGTCCAACCAACTGTGGCAAGAGGCGACCCGACTACACCGCCTACGCGATGCCGCGGCCAACGTAGCGATCATGCAAGTTCTACCCGACCTGTTCCGGGAAGCCCGCGCACTGGCCGAAGTCTCCACCGGCCACGAGCGCGAGGAAGCATTCGCTATCTACGCTGTGTGCTGCAAGTTCGCGCACACCGCCGCACACGCCCTGGGCCACCCCGAGCTAATCGCCATGGCATGCGAACGGGCAGCATGGTCCGCCGCGCTGTCCGGCGACTCCGTGATGCCAGCCGTAGCCGACTGGATGCGCGTTTGGGACATGTGGGCAACCGCCGATTGGGCCGACGCAATCAGCCTGTCAGACAAGGCCATTCACACCGTTCAGCGCGACTACGACCGCGGCGACCCGCTCGCCGTTCGCGCATGGGGATCGCTGCAACTGCGCGCGGCAGTGTCCGCAGCACGGGGCGGAAGCAAGGCGGAAGCCAAAGAACGCATCGGTCACGCAAAGACCGCAGCAAAGCGCATCGCCGAGCAAACGGGCGCCCCTACGTACGATCGGCATTCCCTGACGTTCTCACCGGGCAACGTACACATCCACGCGATCAGCGTCGCCCTTGAGTTGGGGCAGCAGGGGGAGGCACTGACCATAAACCGCCGCACTGACCCCCAGGTGATCGAGGCTCTGCCGAAGTCCCGGCAGGGACACCACCACATGGATCTAGCCCGAGCGTGGCTGTGGGACGGCAACCGAGACAAGGCACTGTCCGAGCTGGAGACAGCCGAACGCATCGCCCCCCAACTGATTCGCAACCATCCGATCGCCCGCTCGACGCTGCGCAGCATCGTCTACGCCGAGCGCACAGCAACGCGCGAGAAACTGCGCCGCATGTCCAACCGCTTCCATCTCGACGGATGAGCACGCTATTCCTCTGATTCATATTGGGCACCTGACGCACCCTTAGCTTCGGGGCCATGAGTCGACGAGGAACCCCTCATCTGCCCTTGCAAGGCGGCGAGTTGGGCACTGCCGCCCCCTTCTACCCACGACTCGGCGACCTCGCTCGGGATACATCGAGAGGTGGGGAAATCGGCGTCGTCATCGCGTTACCGGCCGACGGCAGGAACACGTACCACCTCTGCCCGGCCGGCGGTGGCGACAAGTGGTCAGCGCCCAATGACGGCACCACCCTGCGCCCCGTACAACCCCACGTCACGCACATCACCCCGCTGAAACGCGATGTGACGTACGACGCCCGCGCCCAGCACGGCGGCCTGCCTGTCACCGTCCACTATGACGACGGCGGCACCGCCGAGTCCCTGCTCATGCTCGATCCGTCCCAACTGGAGCTGTATCACTACCAGGTTGGGCGCATCCTTGCGCTACGCGACAAGGACCGCGGGGGCAAGCTGTGAGCGGACGTCACGCCGCAGGCCGCCGCCCCGGGCCATTACGCGCATCCTCCTACGCCCCGACCGCGCCCCGTCCTGTCGGCTACCGGTGCGAAGCTCTCGCAACGACTCTCAACGACAAGCGCGCGGTCGTCCTCGCCGCTCACAACGCCGGCTCGCCCCGCCTCGCCGCACGATGGCTCAAAGGCCAGGCCGAACAACTCGCCCGACGTCTCGACCCGGACCCGTTCGCCCCCTGGCTGCACGCCGCTCCGCTCGTCCTCACAGGTGACACACACGCCGCCGACGTCCTGCGTACGTGGGTCAGAGACCCCGCCAAGTACGCGGACGCACTTCAAAAGCTCGCCGCGCGCGTCTCGTACAACCTCACCGTCACAGACAGCGATGCGCGGTACTCCCTGATCGCGGCCCCCGTACCCGTACGACGCCCCCCAGAGTTCCCGCCCCCCGCCGGGTGTCTCCCCTCCCCGGCGGGGGCCGGGCGCCAACCCGCGGCCGCATACGCCGCGCTGTAGACCACCGCCCTGCGCGGAAACAGACTCCCCGCCCGTCTGGACGATGCACGTCCCTTCCTGGCGGGCGGGGAATCCACCGCGGCAGAGGTCGCCGAACGGGGGCCCGCCGCGATGTGTACCACCACGTTCGAAGCACCATCCAACACAAGGAGGCACGGAACGTGACCACCGCACAGAAGCGCATCCCGACCGATGCGCGCAGCCTGATCAGCACCGAAATGCGCGAAACCCTGGTCGACAACATGCGCGCCAAGTTCCCCCAACTGACCGAGGAGAAGGCAGACCGCGGCGTCGGCCAGATGCTCGCCTTCCTGGCCGCGTGCGACTACGCCGACCGGCCGCTCAGCCCCTCGCCGCTCGTCGATGACTTCTGGCACGCCTTCCTGCTCCACACCAAGGCGTACGCCGAGTTCTGCGAGCAGCGGTTCGGCCGCTTCCTGCACCACCAGCCCGGATTCCTCGACAAGGAGGAGCACGGCGGCGGCAAGGCCCTGCGCGCGCTGACCGTCGACTCGATCACCCTCGCCGGGTACGAGATCGACATGGAGTTCTGGCCCGAGCTGGACCTCGCCGACTGCTCGCAGTGCCACGCGAACTGTTCGGACAGCCCGAACCACCCGAAGTAGTTCCCCCCTGTCGGTCCTCGGTCTGTGCCACGCTGTGGCCAGGCCGGGGGCCGACCCCGTTTTCGCTCGACCAACGCAGGAGACCGCGGGTGAACCGCATCGAATGGCACGACCTGCCTGCACCGACCCGGGCCGCCGTCGAGCGGCACACAGGCCCCGTCGAGACGGCCGAGACCGCGCCGCACGGCGTGATGTCCCGACTCGCCTGCACCGTCCACACACCAGCGGGGCGAGCGTTCGTCAAGGGCACTCGGCACGACGACCCGCAGGCATGGGTGTATCGCCACGAGTCGCGGGTCACCCAATGCGCACCCCTCGCGCCCCGCGTGCTGTGGGAGGCCGACGCCGGCGGGTGGACGCTCTACGGGTACGAGTACATCGAGGGTCGGCACCCGGACCTGACTCCGGGGTCCGACGATCTCGCCCCCCTGCTGCGCACGCTTACCGTCGTCTCCCAGACGGCATGGCCCGAGGAACTGAACAAGAGGCCGCTTCACACACGGTGGACTGAGTTCCTGCCCGAGGACGTACCGCCCGGATTGCAGGGCCGAGGACTCGCCCACACGGATATGTCCCCGCACAACATGCTGATGACCCGGAGCGGCGAGCTACTGCTACTGGACTGGGCCCTTTCCTGCCCTGCGCCGGCGTGGGCCGACACGGCGCTCACGGTGCCCCGGCTGATCTCCGCCGGCCACACACCCGAAGAGGCCGAGACGATCGCCCGGCAGGTTCCCGCGTACCGTGCGGCCGACCCCGTCACCGTCACCACGTTCGCGCGCACTGTCTACGCCGCGTGGGAAGACTGGGAGCGCACGCGCCCCATGCCCCACAGGGCCGCTCTCACCGCCGCCGCCCGGACATGGGCCACGCACCGCGAGAAAGGGCGCCAGACGGCACGCACGCCCTCTTACCCTGATCGGCCAGCCGTCCCCGCGAGGGCGGCACCATCCCCCTGGATACATGACGGGGCCGACTCCACGAGGCACCGGCGCCGTCATCGCGCTGTGCGTGAGGAAGGGCCTAGCCGAGGTCGACCAAGCCCTTCCTTACGTGCGACATGCCATCTAGATACAGGTGACGCCTCCCGTGTATCCCGGGAACACCAGCTGCCCAGACCGGATGGCGTCGTGAAGGCAGAGGTCGATATTGGGCTTTGGGGGCTTCGCCGACTGGGTGGCAGCGGTGGCGGTCGGAACGACCATGAGGGTCGACCCCACGATCATCACCGCCACCGCCAACAACTTGCCGAGGAAGCACTTCCGGGACGTCTTCATTGCCGCCCTCCTATCGGGCCGGGACGAGAGCGCCGCGCGGTCAGTGGGCGACAGATCGACGCTTGAATCCTCATCGTCATATGCCTCTGACAAGGTTGTCAATGGTTCATATGAGGATCTCGCCGACCAAAATCATCTTCCATGACGAAACGGACTCTCATCTGACGCGCGGACCCGCGTTGCGATGACTAGGGCAATGCGTTGTGGCCCACCTGTTTTACAAGCTTCGTCCAGG